CAATGACGACTGTCAGTTTTGAAGATTTGAATAAATTAGAAGGGGATGCTAACAAGCATACCTCTTGGACTGATTTGGCATACCTAATGGAGGTTGCCGACCATCACCAGTTCTTACAACATGCTTATGAGCAGCGCAAGCGTGGGATGCTACATGTGGAGTTCATCATCGATACCGACTGAGGCTGCTTGGGCAGTACTCAAGCGGGACGATATGAGTTCTTTGCCTCCTGAATTAGAAAGCACATTGCAATCTTTTTATGAGCAAATCCCTGACGAGCAGCAGGAAAAGTTGGAACAATTAGGCCAAGCCGTTGAAAGGATGGAGCCTGAAACTAAGCATAAAATCAAAACCATGCTTATGCAAACCATAATGCATAACGCTGACAAAATGCCCGATATTCTACAGGATGCTGACCCGTCTAGTCTTTTTGGACTTCAGCAAACTGAGCCGGGTACATTCAAAGTGGATAGTGCCCCTGTAAAGAAAGCATTCTTCGTGCCGTTGCTAATCGGTGCGGTGTTTGCTGCCGATGGTATTAATCAAAGTCAAGGGGCCAAAGCCAGCATAGTTGGTAATGGTTTGATGCACACTGGTGCGGCGCTGGGTTTGAATGACCCACCTAAAACTAGTGCATTTGAATATGAAAGCGATGTGGCTTCATTTCAAGATCCATTCCTTGGTATTGAATTAGGCCGTGCAGAAAACCCTTCGTGGTGGCAAAGAGCAGGGGCTGGAGCATTGGGCTTAATGCAAGGTTTATCTTTAGGTGTACTTAGTGGTAAGCCTGTGAGGGCTGCAATTTCTTCTAAGCGCTCTGCTATGGCAGCAGATAAAGCAGGTAGAGTCGGTGATAAAATATCTGCTATACCTGAAGGTCGTAAAGGTTTGAAGGGTATGTATGACAAACAAAATAAAAAGTACCTCACCGATAAACAAACTCGTTTACAAAGTAAGTCAAAAAGATTAGCAGACAGAGCGGCTAAACCGTCAAGTCGAGGCTTAGAAGGTGCACGAAGAATTGGGCAAGCGACGGCTGGTGACCCAAGAGCCAAAGATGCAGTGGCCCCTTTTATTCCACCTCCAAATACAGGTGGTAGTCCTAACATTTCAGGCACAGCAAGTGCAACTCCTTCGGGAGGGGCGGCGGGTACTGGTGTAGCAAACATAGGTAACCGTGCGGCTATGGGACATGCTGACAAACAGATTTGGTCCGGTGAACTAGACCGAAAATTAGGCGGCGCTTACGGAACAAATACAAACAAAGGTGAGTACATGACAATCGGTGATGAATTACTAAAGGAAGCAAAAGAACGAATGAACAAAGCAGTGTGCCCTGTATGTGGTAAATCGGGTTGTGATTGTAAAGAATACAAAAACAAAGCAGATAACAAAAAGAAGAAACCAGCACACGGTGTACTTGTTATCATCGGTACTAATGCCGGACCCGGCCCTATCAAAGAAGGCAAACGGGTCAAAAAGGATTAAAGATTCTAACATAGAATCATTTATGTGATACTATAATTTCCCCGTAACAGAGAGGGACCTTTATGTTGAGCACTTCTACACCTATACCTGAACACGACCAAAGTGAAATACGATTGATGGGATTAATCCTAATGCAATCCATGTCTATTGGATTAGCAGTTGGTATCTTCAACGCTGAACTTTGGATTGACTTGAACGATCCTATGGTTAATGGAGTAACATATTCGATGGCTGCATTCGCTGTGCAAGGACTTGCTTACTATCTTTTCAAGATGTTTTTCCAACAGGGCATGGACGAAAAGGCAAGGCTCGCCGCTATGGAGAGAGAACGCAGAAATCGATACCGTACTATGGAGGTCAACTTCGATAGCCGCCGACAAGATATGGAAATGCGTATGCAAGAGGCACAACTTGAGGCTGAACTAAAGTGGATGGAGGATAACCCCGGCAAGACGCCTCCTTGGGTACAACAAAGAATGACACAACCTCCTTCAAACTATTCAGACTTCATGCCTAATACTTCTATAGAAGAAAAGACTCCTATCAATTTAGGTTTAGACTTTAATGAAGATAAGCCAAAAAGAGTGCGTGGCTCTGATGGCAAGTTCAAAAAGAAGGAGTGATTCTTCTTGGGCCGCATCTTCAAAACTCCTTCTGACGATGCTGTAGAGGAAACTTTGAGGAGTATGCACATTGCTAACACTGTAGATGTAGCGTATGAAAGAGGCATGGGTTGGATTAAAGTGTTAATCTTTTCAACAACTACTGCGTTTGTTGTAAGTGCCTTTGAGTACTATACTGATTGGAACCTATGGGAATCTAGTGGTAATTGGTTGAAGAATAAATTAGCAGAATGGTCTAATGCCATTTTTGATTAGGTGATAACATGTCAGCAATGGGTGGCTCTGCACTTGTGGGTGGTATGGTTTTCGCTCGTGAACTTTACCACTATTGGGTTCCGAGAAAGGTCGGAGTATACGGCCCACCTATGACTGGTAAGACTACACTCGATCGGTACATGACTACACCCGGAGAGATGGAGGACATACCTGAAGATGAGCGCACTAAGCATTTTAGAGTACCCGGTCTTAATCGATTCTTGTTGCCACGCCCGACTAGAAAGCGTGTTAGTTGGAAGGGTGACAAGCGTGTAGTCTACTCCGCAGACCTTGGTGGCGATGAAAGATTTTGGAATCTTTGGATAGACGATATGGTTAATCGTAATGTGGAGGCTGTGATTTTTATGTTTGATAATCGGTCAACCAAAGGTGGAGAAGCAGCACTACAGGCTGTTGGTGGATTCAAATATTTAGTAGACGCTATACTTCATCGCCAATATAGGTATCGCAATTTTCGTTCTTGGCTTAGAGGCAAGAAGTATTGTCCAAAGGTAATTATGTTAGTGGCTAACAAAGCAGACCAGTGGTGGGATGAGCAGGCGAATGTTCTTTGGCAACAGCAGCGACTGGGTGAACACAAGATGTTTGACCCCTTTAGAGATGATTTAATTAGATTACAAAAGGCCGGAATACCTACACGAAGAGGTATGATGGCTACTAAAATTGGTTGGAATGTAGAGAATACATTAATAGATGTACTGACAATGTGAAGTGATGAATATGGTAATGAACTTTGGTTTTGGTGGCTCCGGTAGAATACCGAAAAGTGATGTCAACTTAGCAAATATGAGCGATGCGCATTTGATAGCGCTGGGGCAACAAGGTAACGCAAGTCACGAGCAGTTGCTTGAAATGCAAGCGGCTCAACAGGCTATGGCTGATGCTGCAACTAAGCAGAATATAGAAGTCCCAAAGGTTAATTTCTACCCTAGTAGAAACCCTGACCCAAGAAAAGCAAGAAAGCAAGATATCAAACAAGCAAGGAAGTTACTAACTCCTACAAAGCGAGCATGGTATAATCCTATTCGCTGGATATGGGGGCGCAAGTTTCGCTACAATAGGCAGACCAACTTGTGTGTAGTTGATGGTTGTAATTGTGAAGAGTTAATCAAGTACGACAATCTTTATGCAAAAATATGTGATGAAGAAACTGGTAAGAGTTTGTGGGACTTGTATTGGAGAAACCCTGTAACTCAAACTCCTGAGCCATTTGTTGCAAGGGAACAAGTTACTAATGGTCGTAAAATGAAAGGTACATACTGTCCTGAGCATCTTCATCTTTACCATCTTCTCTGCAAATGGGAATCAGAGGCTGACAAAGATCACAGTAAGACCAAGTTGGGTATGAAGGAGATGGTAAAGAAGGGTGTCAGTACTATTGCTGTGCCTATTTCAATCATAAAAAAGAAAGACAACACTCCTGAGATGCTAAAGAAATATGAGCCGTTCTTTGTAGAATTAGAAAAAGATTCTAAATCTCAACCCGGTATCAGTTTGCTTCACTACAAGAATCCTAAAACAGGAATAAATGATGTTACAATGATTGTATTTGATTTGAGATTATTCCAACAGGAGATACTTGCACAGCAACCAACGCTGGCAGATGCAATTACAAATCTTGGAATAATGCAAGCGCAAGCAGTAGACAATGGAGTTATCAACTCAGAGGTAGTGGCACCAGCAGAGCAGATGCAGTTACCACAGCAATAGGTGAATAAAAATGGGACTATTTGGAAACAATAACACGCAACAAAACGGGGCCTTGTCATTAGGTGTTAATGCACAGCCTAGTGCTCAATCTAATTTTGCAAATCCGTTTGCTCCGCAACAGCAACAAGGCTTTGCTCAAAATGGAATGGCACAAGGTTTCATGACAGGTATGGGAATGAACCAACAGCAAATGGGAATGATGGGTCAACCTATGACTCCCCCAAGCGAAGCAGAAATACAACTTGCTTTAATGAAAACTTTAGCACCTATGGATAGGTTCATCGGTAGTGCACAGATGGCTACTATGCTTCAGTTACTCAATGACCTTGTTAGTTTTTCAGTGTTAGAGATTTTGAAGAATGCAACCTTTGTCATTAATGATGATGACGGCACAATGAAGATGGACATTACTTCTTTACCAACTAATCTTCAAACTATGAGTGCAGAAAATGTGACAGGTCAATTCAACGCTTTGCAGATGGCAAGTCAGCAAAATATTCAACAAGCAGAAATGCAGCAGCAGCAGATTGCTGCTCTTGCTCAGCAGAGTATGATGGGTGGTGCTTTGAATGCAGCATTGCAAGATGAAGGATTTATGAATAAGGTCAGCGGTAGTGCCGGTCAATTCATGGGCAAAATGATGGGGATGAGATAATGATAGATAGGTCAATGATAGGATTTGCAAGTAGCACTATGGCTATATTTGCGCCAAAGAAAAGTGTAATTGTCGATATGGTAATGGTACAGTTACTTTCGGTTATCGTAACTTTAGGAATAATTATGCTCACTGGCTCTAGTGATTTGTCTAGTGACACTATGGCTTACTTAGTCGCTGGACTCTTCGGTGCCTTCTTTATGCTTGGTAGTGTCTATTCCCGTATCTCTAATGTCTAATGAGTCATTATGCCTGCCCCATTTTTTGAGTGGGCACTCACTAGATCTCAATGATACTTTGACTTTCATTTGACAGCCGCACTCTGTGCATCGATTACTAGTGTGTTGCCAACTTGGGCACACCATACAGATGTCCATTCTTAGTTGTTTGACATCATCAGGTACGAACCTTCTCAAGAATATATCCCTGCCTGCTTTAGTTAGGTTTTTTGCAGTGTCTATAGATACGGGTACGCCCATGATTTTAGGTGTCGCACGGGGTAATCTCATGTCCATTCCGTCAACCTCATTCTACAAAACCATTATCCATGGTGTATGCTTGGCGCTTTGTATGGGAGGCGAGCGCCAAACTAAGAGATCGTGTCCTTTGTGCCAACACGAAGAGCGTGATAGACTTGAAAGTGGGCTGGCTGATGGTTCTATAGAACCGAGGCTGTTGGACAAGGATATGGGTTGGCGAACTAATACTACAGAGCGCCATGTAAGAAATCACATGGGCAGTTATAGTGACTCTGCTAACCACACATGCGTAGTTTGTACCAGCGATAATCGCAGAGCATACGAAGTTGCATACTTTGAAGATGAAACTACTACTGAAGAAATCGCAGCAGAGTTAGATTGCAGCGAAGAGTTAGTTTACAAACATATGAAGAATCACTTCCAACCACTTGTCAAGCGAAGTGCAACTGCAGTAGTAGCAGTAAAGGTCGGAGAAGAAGTAGACATTCTAAGAAACAATGTACAAACTTTGAATGGCAAGTTGGCACAGTACATGGATGAAACTAGCCTTCACGATGACGGCGTTATATCCGACATGGTGAAACTTCACAAAGAAGTCAGAGAAACTCTCAAGGATTTACACAAGTTCCAAGAAACTTGGTCCGAGCCAAACAAGGCAGTTGCTAACAATACAATCAATATCTTGAAGGTTGAGTTAGGTAAAGAAAGTCCTGAAACTTGGAAGAGAGTCAAAGAAAAGTTATTATCTCAGGCTGACGGCGAACTAGATGAGAATATACTGGATGTGATTTGAAATGCCAAGTGGAACCGGAGGAATGTCAACAGGGTCAGATACCCGAATGTACAATCCAAAATCTGAATCATCTCATATGTACACTGCTAACTCCGAAGATGAGGAGAGTTTCAGGCACGGTGTTGGCGATCCTGAATCTAATGAGCGGCGTAAAGATAAACTCCAAGCAGAAAAAGAAAATGCGCAGAAAGTCAAAGACTTACCGCATCTCAGATTAGAAACTGTAGAGCCTAAACCTGACTTACCTCCGGGTATGGAGGGCATGGACCAAGACCAACCAATCATGGACGATGATAATGAAAATGCGGTTGGTGCAGAGATTTCACAAATGACAGGTATGCCCGGACAGGGTAGCCCTGATGTCAGCCAAGCATTGGGTGCACAAGTCAACCAACCATTCGGCCAGCAGACTATTGCTAATATCGCTACTGGAGAGCCGATGGCTGATGCTTGGTCTAGTCTTTTGAAAGAAAAGAAACCTTGGACTCAACCCCAAATGGAAACTACACCATTCGGGAGAAGTAAGGTTGACAAAATTAGTGAAATGAGAGCAAAGCGTGTAGCAAGTGCATTAGGTCATCCTTCAGAAAAAGGTGGGCTTAACGAATCGCCGTTGGCATTGCACAGGGGTCACAGACAAACTACTCAACCTGTTACATTGTTTCCTGAAAAGTACCAACAGACACTTGGTACACAAGATGCTCGTAGATTACAAGGTGGTATAGAAATGCCAAAGGGTATGCAGATGCGCCCAATGCGTGGTGAAAGACCTAAACCTGTTGGTAAGCCAACGCCTCCAAAAATACCAAAGGAACCCAGTGAGCCAAGCATGAAGTTGGCATCAGTCGATTCTTTGAAGCAGGATGTAAGCGCAGTTCGCAAAAAGATGGATTACATGCGATTCAACCAGTTGCGCAGATTACTTCGCAGACTCAAAAACAAAGTTGATGATCGCAGATTAAAGATGGCTGACCCCGGAGGCATAGGTGAAGCAGGTCCGGGTGATGGCAATATGTCTACCAACCCGCAAGGTGCTACTGAAAGTATTCAAGCAGATGCGTTACGGCACGAAAATAGAAGTGAAGGCGCAGGTGGCTCCGGTAAGACATTTGGTAGAAACTCAGGAAGGGTCGCTTGATGTTTAAGACAACTCCTCGCTCTGTATTGTTTAGCGACAATTTAATTCGCAAAAGCATATACAGAGTTAGGATAAATGAAGATGGCACAATTATACCCGTGGAAGATAATTACACCGATGAACACAAAGGTGTAGAAATGGATGAGTTCGGCCATGCTATCGACAGGCCAATTACTGGGTTACAAAAAGACGGACACTATCACTTGATAGATGCTATGATAAATAGAGCCTTGGCGTTAGCAAGAATCAATGGCTTTGGAGAAGATAGAGTTACAAGGAAAGACATCGAGGATATTTTTGGTATGTTGATAAATCATCATAATTCAAAAGTAATACGCAGAGAGGGGTTGAACTCTCCTAACATTTTACCACCAGTCCAACATCCTGATTGGAGAACAACCACAGTAAGCGATTACATTCCTGACAGCCTTAAAAGTCAATTTTTACCTAATAGAGTAGACCCATCTCACCCTGATAGAAGTATAGTTCACTTTTATCACCCTGACACTGGTGAACTAATGACCGCTAGTTTGCCTCCGCTTATCACAGCACATAGAAAAAAGGATGATGTGGCACACAGTTCAGCAGACACATCAGATTTTATTGATTCACCCCGCAATCCTTTGAAAAATGAATTGGCTTTGTTAGAATCAGTTGGCGACCAACTTGAGCAAAGGTTTGGGATTTCAGATACAGGTAGGGGAATCTTTGATGGGTTCAATGATTTTATGGGACCTTACATGAGTTATGCACCGGGTTTGCAAACTATATCTTCGGGTCAAGTTACAGGTGTAAGGAGTGCAGATCACCACCATGTAAGGACTGGTGTTTTGCCACCCCATGTACTTCAAGAGGTAAACAAGTTTAGAGAAGTCCCGCATGAGGCGGCACCTGAAGTAGCACCTGCTATAACTAGAGGTCATACGGGAGGTTTGGTTCTTCCTCACACTTATCATATTCCGCAGGTGTCGGGTAGACCAACTGGCGAGGGGTCACTTACTAGGACACCTGCGATTATCAATAAGTTAAATGAAATAATAAACTCTGATAATCCAAACATTACAGCAGATGATAAAGCCTTGGCCGAATCAATTATTCGTAGACAAGAGTCTGATAGTTTCATTTCGGGCAAACCTAAAACTGATGAAAGTGATGCTATACCGGGATTAGAAGATGCACCTATTATGACTATGTTGTTCCGTGCTGGTAAATCCTATGCTAGTGCACCTGCAAGAGCATCTATGGGTGGAGTGCCTAAATTAGTACGAGATGCTGCTTCAAATATTTTGGGCATGTCACCTGACGATGCTATAGACCACATAAAATCCGTCAGAAGCAACTTAGGTGCTACTAAGTTTGGTGGCGGTAAAGGAATCAATAATGCACTCCAAACTTTAGACGCTTTACACCAAGCAGTAATCAATCACCATCATGCTGAAGGCCATCCCGATCCAATTATGGCAGCGAATGAATCTATTCGTGGACATGGTAAAGGGCTACAAACTGATAAACACGGAGATATCCCTGACTATTCTCAGTGGTTTGTTAGTACTATGGATAAGTTACACGGTCACGAAACCCACATAACATCTCCTTTGGAAATGGAAAACAGAGCATTAGAATCGTTTAGTAGAACAGCAAGCGCTCCTACAGATTTAAGTGGCTTTAGTGCAACTCCTGCGCAGAGTCTTATGGCTGAAGCACCTACACCTTATGTTAATCCTAATGACATATTAACTTCGTTTGAAACTTTACAGATGATGTCTGCAATTAAAGATGATAGAATAATGAAGTATGTTAAGAAAGGCTACTCTTTGAAATCTTACAATGATATTCGCTCGTTTGCAACATCTGTGGGTCTAACAACTCAAGATGTTCACGGTATAATGGCTACAAAGGGAGACTGGAATGTTCTAGCCAAGCAGTGGAATGTGTCTCCTTTGATTGTTAAAGCAACTAAAGTAACATTTGGCGGTGCATAATATGGGTAAAATATTTGTAAAGGGTCCGGTTGAATCTCCTGATGATTTGTTGGCGAAGGAATCTAGGTTGGGCCAAGCAGGTAGAATAGGTTTAGACGCTACTCAAGGAGCAATTAATCTAACTAGACCCGGAGCCATTCAAAGTGCCGCTGATTTAGCAGGGGTTCCACTTAGCGTTATGCGTTATTTTATGGAAGGTAAGCATAAAAGGCAGTTGACCGATGAAGAAAAAGATGAGATGCGCTTTAGAGCGCAGCAAAAGATACGAGATAAGTTAGAGGCAGAAAGACGACCTATGATGCAAGAGCAAAAACGAATAGCAGACAATCAGGCCCTGTTAGGTAGGTTTCAAAATCTTGCACAAAGAACTGGTGCTGATGTAATAGGCTTAGATGCATATAGAGACACACAAGATTTAGCAGGCTTCCAAGAGTTTGCAAATATGAATTATCCCGGTATGTCAATGAATGAAGTTGCTGATATGTTAGGTCGGCAGTTTACTAATGTAGAGAGTCAAAGCCTAAGAAATATACTTTCAGGTAAACCTGCAATAGAGGGTTACACTCCTGATGATAGGGCTAATCAAATGATAGCGGTTAGTAATGCTGCTGCGCCTAATGTTGGTGGTGGCGACTTAGCACCTCTACCCCCTGATATTCAAAATACAATAAATAGAAATATAGCCAATCAACAAATAGAACAAATGGCAACTGTTCCTGAAACTCAAACTCAAATTAGTCCTGCAGATAACGCTGCTTCCGTTGCTGCTTCAGGAGGAGTTAATTCATCTCCACATAGTGCGAAGGAAGAAGATAAAAGAGATGATGCAATGGCTACTAATTCTGAAAACATGGATTACGATAATGAAACAGGTGTAGAGCGACCTAAGCAAGAAGAGCCGGAGCCGGAGCCGGAGGTACCATTCACTTTAGGAGGCCCCGGTAATGCTCCTGTTTCACCACAATCTATGTCTCCCGGCACTGTTCCACCCGGACCTAATGCATTAAGGCAATTAGATGAATACGGTAGGTGATTATTATGACTAACAAAGAAGAGTTCATCAAAGAAATGGACATGGAAATGTCCAAAAAGTCTTTTGAATACTTCTTTACTGAGATTTTAGAGTTTGAGTTTTCAGACCATCACAAACACTGGTTACAAGGTCTTAACGAAAGTAGACGATATTGTGTCAAGGCGAGCAGGGACCACGGCAAATCGGTATTCTTTATGTCGTATGCTTTGTGGTTAGCGGCTTTCAAACCCAATACTCACATTATGATATTCAGCCACAGCCTAGAGCAGACCCTTGAACACATGCGATTTATCAGAAATCTGATAGAAAGCAAGGATATACTCAAGGATTTGAAGCCTCAAGGCCGTCCTTGGAATAAATCGTACTTTGAGTTTACCAATAAAAGCCGACTTATGGCTAAGTCGGTTGGTGGTGCTACTCGTGGTTTCCACCCAAATGTAGTATTGTGTGACGATATTCTATGGGGTACTACCGCTACAGAGTTACAAAGAGCAGCAGACTGGTTTTATACTGTACTTTTGCCGGTTCTGCACCACACTGGAAGGCTAATGATGGTCGGAACACCCTTCAGTTACAACGATTTATACGCTGAATTAGAGCAAAAAGACGCATTTAGAGTCGAAACTTACCCCGCAATTAAGGATAATGGGGAGCCATTATGGCCTACAAGGTGGCCTTTAGAGGCCCTAAAAATGCGAGAATCGTCTATGCCAGCCATAAAGTTCGCTCGTGAGTACCTTTGTGAGCCTATTCACGACATGTCAAGCATGTTTCCAATGGAACTTCTTGAAAAAGCAAGGGATGAAAACCTAGTATTATTGGATAGAGCAGAGTCAGAATACGATGAAAACGGCGATGTGGCCGGTATATTCGGTCAACACTTTGTCGGTTGGGATCCAGCGATAGCATCTGATAGCAATGCTGACTATACTGCAATGGTTACACTAAGAACTCCACCCGATAGTGAGGAAAAGCAGGTTGTGAACTTCCTAAATGAGAAGGGATTGGGTTCTGCTGCTCAGAAAAAGCAGATAATTATGCTCAATCACAGGTTCCAACCGGACTTAATTGAACTTGAAGGTAACAATTTCCAGCGTATGTTTGAGGCAGAACTCAAAGAAATGCGTGAAGATATACCAATCAAGACATTTATGACTACTCGGCAGCGCAAAGAAAGCATGTTCATGTCATTATTGATGGCATTTGAACAGGGCAAAGTCAAAACACCTTGGGGCAATGAAAGGAGCAAAGAGTTTACTCGCCAATTAGAAACTCAACTTACTAGATTTGGTATGACTAAGAAGGGTCGTTTGGAATCTGTAGGTTCTCACGATGACTTGGCAATGGCTTTGGCTCTTGCTAACTGGGCAACAAAGGAGTTCAAAGGTAGCATTGTTATGTTAGACGATTATCTTGATGGATTCGATGAGTGGTTAGGCGATAAACCAGTAAGTGCAAGCAAAGGGTGGTTCGTAGCCTAAGTATAATATGGATGAAGGAAGGGGCTGAGTATTATGTGGGGTTCTTTAGGAGTTGGTAATCATACATCCATTATTGATATGGGTGATGAATTACAAACTATCATCGCCTCCACATTGGTTGAGCATCCTTTGATTAAGTCTAATCCAAACAGTGCAATTAGAATCGCTAAAGATGCAATAACTTTGGATAGAGATGTCAGTTTTGTTAGGCCATCATTTCCTAAAACAGGCGAAGGTTGGTTTGAATCGCAGTTAGGTAAGACCGCTGAAGAGTTAATTGGAGATTTACGCAAAGCCGAGGACTTACAAGAGGTCAGCGACTTAATCAAATCAATAGAGCATGTTCATCTTCAGGAAACGCAGGCGACTTTAGATTCAATGGAGTGGGCAGATAACCACCACAACACTATTATTCAATTAGGTTTAGACGAAAGAACTCTCAAATCTCTAAGGATATATGGTGAATTGAAGAAGAATACTCTGCGTAGAGCATGCTTACAATGGGAAAATGCAGATAGCGTACTCAAAAGTTTAGATCAGTTCCACGATGTTTGGGGTGAAGAGGAAACTAATGCTTGGGAAACTGCAATGCAAAGCAAGCAGGACGCTAAGGAAATATGGAAGAGCGCTCTAAATCAATTCAACACATTGAGCAAAGAGCAACAAAACTGGCTAAGTTTAGCCAAAGCAGAGTTAGTAGACGCTGGTCCACTAACTGCTAGAGCAATCACTGAAAGATTAATTGAAAAGGGTACTAATCGATTGAATGTCAACCGTATGGCAAAGTTACTCAAGATGTATGGCGAGGAAATTGCTATACTCAAAGGTCACAAGAAGGGAGAATACATCGCTGCTCAGAATGGTAACATCATAATCAAAGACATTTGGCACTACGCTGGTGGTTTTATTGATGAGTGTGGTGCGTTTTCTATATCCGATAGGGATGAACCAAGACTCACTATCATAACCAAAGGCGAAAGAGGCAGACTTCACTGCACACAGTTGCATGACAATCTCGGTTTTGGCGCATTGCAGTTGAATAAAAGCGTAAGTGTCAATGAACCTAATACTCACCAACTAGAGTTTAGAGGTCAAGATGTTGCTAAGTTACTTAGTGGCTCTTTGCCTTATATCGAAAACAAAAGTAAAGTCGCAAAAGCGATGGCACACTATTTCTTAGAACCTGATAATCTACTTATGAAACAGTATGTGCAATACCAGTCTTGGAACGGAACACACAAAGCGGAGAAGGCTCTGCGACAATGGGGAGTGGACCAAGATACAGTGTTAAGTTGGGCGGAGGAATTGTAATGGTAGAAGAAAAACAAAGTCGAATTGGAAGAATACTGTCCCGTATTGGTAATGGTTTCAGAAGGAGAAAAACTCCTGCACCTCAGATGCCTCTTTGGACTACTGGTATTCAGGAACCTGTATTAGTACAGGGTATCACAATACCTGCTTTGTATTCCGTTGCTAACGAAAACCTAATTCTAAGAACCGTACTTTCGACTCTTCAACAAGAAGTATTCCGTAGAGGTTACTATTGGGAAAAGAAGTTCCATAAGAAGTGCACAGAGTGTGGAAAAGAGCACCAACACGATGTTGAGCAGTGTTTTGATTGTGACAGTATGGAATTAGAATCACCTGACCCTAATGAAATCGTATACCCTAGATGGCTAATCGACCAGCGTAACAGCATGGAACAGTCTTTTATGGATGTCTTGAGAGAGATAGAGTACGATTTGAATATCATGGATGACGCCTTTATGATACTGATAAAGGAATACTATCAAGACCCTGATACGAAGGAGGTATCTTTCTACAGAGTCAAAGAAATAATCAGAGGCGATCCTATCTTCATGCGTATCATTGCTGACAAGCGTGGTGTTCGTGGTGGTAGATATCGTGCATGCCCTATACATCGTGATGTAGTCCGTAGTTATGCAGAAGAAGAAAAGACCTGTGAGGTATGTGGGCATGCACTAGAAGATGTTCACTATGTCAATACATCAGGTAGCGGTAAGACTCAATATTATTTGGAAGGGGAAGTAATTCATGTAAGTAAGTATAACCCGTCCAAGTTGTATGGTCGCTCACCTGTGTCATCTCTATGGCGTCAGGCTATGACTTTGACAGCAATGGACAACTACATGTACACTGCTTATTCAAAGCGCAGGATGCCAAAGGGTCTAATTTCTGTAACTACGGACAACTTAGAATCTATGAAATCATTCTTCAAGAGTATGGACGAGAAGTTAGAGCGTGACCCTCACTATATTCCTAAGATTGGTATTGAATCTAATACCGGCAAAGGTGGTGTGAACTGGGTCAAGTTTATGGACACGCTTGAAGAAATGCAGTATCTTGCAGTCAGAGATGAGATGCGTCAGCGTATTGCATCATTCTATGGTGTGTCGAATGTGTTTATGATGGACACTGGTAAGTCCGGTGGACTCAACAATGAGGGTATGCAGATTCTTGTTACCAATCGTGCTGTTGAGTTCGGACACAAGGTGTACACTGAGCATTTATTCCCACGACTTATGGAACAGTTAGATGTAAGTGATTGGCAGTTGACACTTTATCCTAACGAAGAAGAAGATGAAGTCACTCGATTGCGCCGTGATGAGATGGAAGTAAACATTGCTCAGCGTATGGTTATGCTGGGCTATCAGCCTGAAATGGTACAAGAAGGTAATAGAGATGTGCGATTTATTTACAAGAAACCCGATCCTGCACAGCAGATGGGAGGCGGTGCGCCTCCGGGTGGTGGAATGATGCCTCCGGGTGGAATGCCCGGTATGCCGGGAGGAATGCCTCAACCGATGGCTAACCCCGGCCAATTACCGAGCCGCAACATTCCTCCACAGTTAGCAGGAGTTATGGGCGGTCAAGCCTCCGCTGGTGCAAGAAGTATGAGTGACGGAGGCCCCATGTCTAGTCCTCAAAATAGAACTAGCATGGGGTCCGGCTCTCCAGTGAGCAGTGTGCAACAAAGAGGCTCTCAGCCTAGCCCGATAGAGCAAGCAGCCCGTAGTATTGGCGACTCCGGCAGATTCAAGGGTGCATGAGAACATTAAAGATGAGTGAAGTGGTGGCGTTTCGTATGGACTTGTTGAAACTTGACCCTATGGCTAGAAAAATGCGCACTCATATCGATGCTTTTTACAAAGCATTGGATGAGCAAGACGCAATGGGCGCTCGCTCACATATCAATGAAATTACAAAATACGCAGACTATCTTTCTCACGATGTAGAAAATGCAATCAGAAAGCAAGATAGCGATGCAGTTGGCGTCAATGACATTTATGCTGGTGGCGTACCCGTGATGAAGTTTAATTCAGTTGAAAAGGTGCACCAAGCATCTGATAGTGTTTTACCGGGTATGATTCGCACAAGTCGTATCGGTAGCATCAAAAGGCAACTAAACAACAGAACACTTTGAGTTGAGCGCAATGAGTGAGGGAGAGAACACAGCGGAGAAACTAATGGGGGCACTCATTAGTAAAATGGAAAACATGGATAGCGATTTAAGAACACTCAAGCAAGAAAATATAAACTTGCGAAAAGCAATAGCAGATCCGATGAACATGCTACGAAAGGCAGGATTTGTTATGGCTAAGACTGAAAAACCTAGTGGAATGCTACAAGACGACTTTAGACCTATGGGTGACGATATGGTAATCAAAGGTACAGACCTAGATATGCCAAGCACCAATGAAGAGTTCCACCAAATGGAGTGGTCGGAGATTCACGCATTAGCAGAGTCGGCAAAGAGTGCTGGCTCTACCGGAAACAACATGGGAATGGAGTGATTGAAATGAAACCAAGATTTGAACCTAGAGATGAAGAGTTTACAAACTTACTTAACAAGGCTAACGAGTTGGCTAGTAAAGTTGAGAAAGCAAAGGCTGACAGAAGTAGTCAACCTGAATACACTGCTAAGGAAGGTTCAGAGCAAAACTACGAGTTTAGAACACAATCTGCTGGCAAAGACAATGTTAGAAATCAAGGCTTTAGTACAAACAATCATTTGATTAAAGTTGAAGATGTCAAAAACAAGGGCGCTATTATGGAGAACAGCGATGTTACAACAAGAGCATCTCCTTATTACCCTACCGCATTTAGCACAACAGGTGCACTTGAAAACTTCACAGGTGGCGAAGGTCCAGTTCTCAAATCTGCTGGTGGTAATATACAGAAGTACCAAGACCAGCAAATCAAAAAGAGTATCGAAATGCTATCTCGCCGCATAAACTGAGCGGCGGGTGATGGTTTGATTGAGACTCCTTTGGATATTCTTACACATCGCAGGCTTACATTTCGTAAAGCACTTTACGACGGGCTAGGTTTACAAGAAGCAGCGTTAGAGTACCTTGACGCTCATTCTACTATAATCAAAAGCGATATATTTTACGAAGTGCACGAAAATGAAAACTTGCTATTACTTTTGGCTAAAGCAGAGGGTGAGTTTGTACCTGCTTCTCCAACATTTGTACAAGATGTGAGATATCCGTTGGCTGCAGATAATTTACCTGCTGTTGATTCGACAAACCAAGATAATTTTTTCATGCAACCTCAAAGCAACCCTATGATGCAAGAGGTTACTCACCGATTTTCAGATGGTAAAACTGAAGCAGAGATACCGGCTTGGGCTTCTACCGTACTTTCTTATCACAAAGTTTCACCTGATGATGAACACCACGCTGGTATGTCAAGAGCAGAATATGATGCTGAAAGAATAAAAGCGTGGCTTAACGATGGTAAAAATAGAACTCATAAAAATCATGCTAATACCGAAGAGCATTTTGGTAAATTGCAAGAAAACCACATGAGCCACAATAGAATTACAAATCTTGCTAATTTAACTGGCGCTGACTTAACTAATGAACAGTATTTAGAAAATGTACTTATGCCTGAGATATTAGATGGTACATTCTCATTTACTGATTATCTTCATGGATTAGAAGGCATTAGCAAACAAGATCGAGAGGCCATATATGATTACTTAATGGAACATGGGTATGATAAAAACGAAGGGCAGTTATCTAAGTATGGCATTAGTACTGCACAAATAAGATATCACTTGGGTGAAAGACTCAAGCCTTTGTTAGACCATTTAGTAAAGAGTTCTGAATTACCTTCTGATAACATTAGGGCGAGGCCTGAAAAGGTGGCTACTGAACATACTGAAGTACCAAACCATGTGTTCGATTCTTTGGCCGGTACACCTGACAAGATAAACGCTCTTCACCAAATTGTATACAATCATTTGCGGTTAGAAGAAAAGGATGCGGATTTCATTAATGATGTTGCTAATAGACTGATAACAGAAAGTGATTATTTTCCCGAAGATGCCTTGGAAGCCGCTAAGAGGGCTAATCTTATGCGTTATGATTTATTCAAATATAACCCTAGAACTAAGTCGTTTTCTATGGAAAAGTTACCTAAACCACCTACTAGTATGACACAGTGGCTTAGAAAGGTCACTAAAAGCAATCTAACTAGGAATGGACTTTATGCTGCTGCTAATTATAATCCTGAATATGGCAGAATGTATTTGCCAAATGAGCATCCTGTTGCGGGCTTCAAAGAAACAGAAGGTCATAACTTGTATTTTAACGGGAGTGAAATGCAAAAAATAAATCAAAATATGCGTACTGATAAAGACGCAATATACATGGGAACTAGAATGAGAAATTATGGCATACCTTGGATGAAAAGGCGATTGCATCCCGATTATCTTCCTGACTTTATGGGTGGCGATAACCGAGGCTTCAATGATTTGTTTTCACATCACTTCCAAGCAGGTGCCGGTCACGACTTAGATTTGAATGTAGCACTTAGAGCAATTGCTCCTCTATTCAATAGAAAGGCTGTTGAAGATGGAGTAGAATATGATGACAACCTTTTATTCGATATAGAAGATCCAAATCAAAAACTTTCTGCAATTGTGCAAAATAAGTTGTATCTTATTGGGAGAATAAGGGATTCCGATGATTACAAAGAAAAAGAAATGCTTCAAGAAGAATTGCAAATAGTAACTGAAATGGAAAGAGAAGCACGAGATAAAACGCTACAAGGTTTAGATATTGATGATAAATTAAACTACATAGGCCCTAAAGAAAGTTACAAAGATGATGGGACACCAATTAAGTCTACTACTAATGCAATGGCCTTTGCAGGTCAACCGGCATTAACTAGATTTTTTATCAAAGTTTACGATCCCACTGACTTAAAAACCTACAACGCAAAGGTTAAGCGAGCACAGTTGCAGGGCATCGATGAAACTAATATTACTCCCCCTAAGCCAAGAAAACTTGTACCTCGTAGTCTTGGGCACTTACCTAATATGGAAGTAAAAACAGTTGATAACCCAACACCTAGTCAAGCAAGAACTGCTGAGATTAAGCAACGAGCAAATGATAGATTACTAAATGCAGCATCTACTGCAGCAATGGACACATCGGCTCACTTTAGTCATTACAATACTTCTTACTTTGGTTTAGGTGCTGGCTCAGGTGGATTAGATAAAAGTCACAGGGGTCAATCTTCAGCCCCTCAATCTAGTGAGGCAAGTTTAGACATTATGTATGGTGATTTAGGTAATCAAAAGTATGTAACGACAGAAATAGGTGGTAAACCTGTTAGGAGATATTTAGAGGGTAGAGAGCCTAACGAGCGTGGACTCAAAAGATTACAAGGTGTAGTACAGGGTGAGTCTATACCCGGTACATTTTCTGCAATTAACAATACTAAACGCACAGCGATTGCAGATGTAATTCCTCAAATTAGAGAGAACACTAAGAAAAACAGAAAGGATTTCAATAGACATTCTAGGACTGGAGGGGCTAGACACCCATTCAATCCCCAAGGTACTAATGTGTTAGATCATAATGACCCTCAATTAAAAGTGTATAACGACATGGTGCACAGATTGTTTGAGTTTGCTAGTCGAGATGATGTGGATAGAGAAGGTCGCATTATGCGTGACATAAACTTAAAGCAAGTATTATTAGAAAATGCTCTCCAAATAGCATCTAATGAAAAAAATAAATTAGATAAGTTAAATGCAGAGATAGAAAGTTTAGGTACTACTCCAAAAGATTTGATGGAAAGGCACAACTTGCAGGTTATGAGAGATTTTGTCGAAAGGCAATACAATATAGAGAATATGAGACGCAGTAGAGCAGTAACGGCTTTACGAGAAGCAAAAGAAGAATTACAAAAAGAAAGGGAAGAAAGACCTAAAATGGACAAACAAGATTTGTTTGAAAAATTAAACAAGTACATGGAATATACTCAACTTCCGGGCGAGGTTTTCAACCAAATGACACAAGAAGAGTTACAAGAGTATCAAGATTTAGAAAACGAACTTCAAAAAGAGTATGACAAAATAAAGAACTATACTCCCCGTCACGCAACATCTACCTATGGCAAGCACCAATCTGAAAAGTGGCATCACGATTTAGAAGCAACTGGTGACAAAGCCCAGCACCTAAGAGAAGAAATTGATAACGACCCTAATGTTGATTTTGGAAATGTCAATGACCCTTACACTATGTTGAGCAACGCAGTTGTGTTGGCTATGGTCGCAGAGCAAGCATTACACCGTCACGACCCTTCTACTACAGATAAAAAATACCGGACATATAGTGAAATCGGTGGTAAAAAGAAACACGAATTACATGAAGGTGGCGAACCTCATTCTAGCATTAGGGACATAATTAGGAATAACGGTGCATCTATTCTTGATAGAGAAGGAGATAAGAAGGACCATCCTAATGTTCAACTAGGTGGGTACGACGATCACCATCGCATTTCAGACAAAATGTTTGAGGTAATTGATACTCACACGCATCTATCACCCGATGAGCGAAAAATGGTAGAAGCAGATACTAAACAAATGTCGATTGCTGAGTTGTTAGGTCATTTGCATCCTGATTTGAAAGGCAATTTGTTTACTCAACAAGGTGACCCGGAACATGTTGTGCATGATTATTTGCAACGCATGAAAGAAATACTTCACTTAGATGACGGCTATCACCCTACTGAAAAAACAAAAATGATAGAGGAACAATTAGGTATTCATTTGTTAAAGTTGGATGAGCAAGATGGAGGGCCACACCTTAATTTTTTGAACGCACATATCGTCATAGACCCAACCTTTGTCAACGGGGCTACTGATTTGAAAGAGCACACTTTTGAAAACGATATGGCTGATATTTCAGATGTATCTGAACATGGTATTGGAATCAATTGTTTCTTTACCGATCCCAACCCTCACTTCAAGTGGGAAGGTTACAGACCAACTATCAAACCAGTCTACAATAGTCGTGGTATAGTGACTGGATTCAAGCAAGTTGAACCTTATGATTTTGCATCGAGAACTATGCCAATGTCTATGTATGAGAAAATATTACCGGATTTTATGAAACAGTGGAGCCACACATTGGGTTTGGAAGCCGCTGAAAAAAATCAGCATTTCGTTTCCCCGCAAGCGTTTAAGCGTTTATTCCAAAAGCAAGAGGATGCTACAATTTTACTTGCCTCGCTTTCTAACCCTGACATCATGCTCAAGAAGGATGGCGAATATCCAATCCTTCAACCAATGCATCGCATATTCAAGTTAGATGATTTGGAACACCTTCGTGGATTTAGTGGCGACTGGATTGTATCTGCTATGCCTGAAGGCCCAAGGGCATTCGTGGAAAAGAAGGATGACAAGATTACAGTTAGAGGCGACTTCGATTTAGACAAAGAAACAAAGGAAAACTTTGAGAAGATATCGAAGAAGAACTTTGTTGTAGATGTGGTGCTTGCAGGTAAAGAATACAATGTCATAGATATTGTAGAGTATGATGATAGCGATGTTCACGATATGCCTTTGCAAGAGCGCATAAAGATTCTAAGAGGTACTATGGAGAGTACAGAGAATGTGCTACTACCGGCTGCTCACAATTTGAGGCTAACGGATGATGTCGGCTTAGAAGTCATAGTCAAAGATTTGCTCAAAGAGCATAAGCGATTGGTACTAAGGGATGCCAACTCTACTTACATGAAAGGAGAAAATAGGCACCCAAAGTGGGTGTTGTATGATGAAGGTCAAGATGTCAACCTAATGGTTCTTGACAAGAAGGGCACATCTTCTTTCACATATCGATTGGGTACTGGTCCTATTACACATGAAGATTCGTTAGGCGATCGTGCTGTTGAGTATGAGGGCGACACATACATGGATGTGGGTACATCATTCCAATCTGAGGATGAGTATGAAGTTGGAGATATAGTTACAGTAAATGTAGACAGTATCTCTGTCACTGAAAGTGTAGAAGGGGCCGACATATACACTGTGAACAGTAATGAAATCAAAGGCGAAGCAGAAGGTGAGGGAGTATCGAGTGTAGAAACATTATCGATGTTCACTAAGTCTGAACCTATGATGTGGCCGCATGAAATCGACAGGGATGGAGATAGAATCGTCATCAAGATGGCTGCGGGGGATGTAAGTTATCGTGCTTCGACAATCGATGGCGAGTGGTATATGTTCAATCCAAAAGCAGAAAATGGTTGGTTGATTCGATTGGCTGAGAGCCAAAGGCCGTTTTGGTCGCCAGTCGCAGGAGTTATGCTGAAAGCAGATCTGTCACTGTACGATGACGAATCTAAAGCAGAAGTTCACGAATCTAAAAATGATGCTAAGCCCCTAATACCTCCTAAAAAAGTAAAGGGTACTAATTATTGGGATTCTGAAGTAGATAGTGCCATTGAGCATAGAAAGAAAGTCAAGCGATTGCTAGCAAAGAGTTTGCGTTTAGCATCTTCTATGTTAAAGTCAGGCGTGGGTGCTGTTGGTGATTCTAGTACAGGTGCTATGGGACTTGGAATAGATTATGCTACACCTATAGAATCGCCAAGTGGCCCTACCAGTCTTGTTGGTTCCAAAACTATGCCCGACCATGACGCTAGGGATGTAGAGCGTGATAACAAAGAAAGGGCAGAAGATAAGAAAATGGGCCACAGAAAGCCTGTTGATGATGACGAAGCAGGTCATTTGTCTATAGATAAAGACAAAGCGGCCTTCGTACCTTATTAAATAGTATGAGCGGTGTAATTATCGGCATGGCACCAGCGGCTGCACTGAGGGAATCTACCCCCGTCCACCCCGCTAGCATTGCCATTGTCAAGTCATCCAGTGACCTAATCATTGCTGGCTACGCATCTGTAGAGATGGTAGACAAGCAGGGTGACTTGATTACTCGTGGAGCATTAAAGGACGCCTTTGGTAACTTTATGAAAGCAGATGGTTTTCGCAATGTTCAATTAGCACATTCAAACATTCAGGTCGGCGAAGTAATCAAGGCTTACACTGACTCTGATGGTAGACTATGGAAGTCCGGCGTTGATGACGCTGGCATGTTCGTTGTCATCAAACTTAGAGATGACATCGAAAAGGCTCGTGAAGTAGCCAATGAGATTCGCAAGGGTAACCTAACTGGGTTCAGCATCGGAGGACAGGCGTTCAAGCGCATTAACAAATCTGATGCAAAGCATGGAAACTATACTGAGATTTCCAAGTTAGAACTACATGAAGTTACCATTTGTGAAAAGGGGATTAACCCTGAAGCATCCTTTAGAATACTGAAGGAGGACACAACTATGACAAGTGAAATAGATGCGTTAGGTGAATTATCTTCAGTAATTGACCGCCTATCTAAGCAATTGGACGACATGGGTGACATGAAAGAGCCAAAAGGTGAGGATAAAGAACTTGAGGAAGTCTTAGACGAAATCGAGGATGAAGAAGGCGACGATGATGAAGATCTATCTTTACCAAAAGACGACAAAATACAATTAGCCGAGGACGACAAAATGGCAGATAAAGAAGAAGATAAGAAAGACGAAAAGAAAGATAAGGACGACATGGAAAAGTCAGAGTATAGCGATGTCATTACCAGTGAGTACCTAGATTGGATGGAGAACACTTTGAAATCCGCTGGCGTAGACACTGGTGCTGCTCGTGCACACTTTGATGATGTTGCCAAGGCTAACCTTGGTAGCACTCCTGAGCAGATTGGAGATGGAGCAGACTACTTTGCAGGTCAAGTTAAGGGCCGTGCAACTGAAAGTGGCTCACCATCAACCAATGCTATTTCCCGTGCAGGACTAGGTGGAGGCGGCGATGTCGCTAAGTCTTACCTAAACCCTGACAATGTTTCCGCATCTGAAATTGAAGAAGCATACGCAGTTTTCAAGGCAGCAGCAATGGAACAGCAGTTCAAGAACAACTTGAACGATGTGTTCTCTGAGCGCTTGCAGAAAGAACTGACAACCGAAGCACAGACTCGTGCAGCAGCAGAGTTTGACGCTCGTGGCCCTCTCGCAACTATCGAGAAGGCAATTTCCCAACTAAGTGACAGAATCGACAACATGTCCGTTTCTGCACCTGCGGCTGAAATCCGCAAAGCATCTGACAACTCCAGTGTAGCAATACCAACTACAGAGGAACTAGCAAACATGTCTTGGGACGAGGTACACAACCTCGCTGGGAGTGTTTGGAACTAAATGGAGGAATGAATAATGGCACGAAATTACACACGAACAGTACAAGACATGGAACGCTACTACTATGGAGCAGGCACTAACATGGGATTCGGTTACTCAGGTAGCGAACTTCTCAAAGCAGATGCACCACTTCTAAGCACAACCGCTGGTACCTACCAAGCGATCTACGGACGCAAGGTTTGGTCCCAGTTGAACCAAGAGTTTAACGCATTCTCTATCCTTCCTAAGAAGCCTTGGGACCGCAGTGGATGGAGAGTCGTAACTGCAAAGCCTTCGACAGCAGTCGGTGGCGGTATTGCAGAGAACGGCACACTGCCTGACACCACCAAGCCTACATTCCAAAATGTTGCAGCAAAGCCTAAGACTATCGCACACTCATTCGATATGTCCGAGGTTGCAATCTTCTTGAATGACAAGGATGACGGACTTGGCGACATTCGCTCTGTCCTAAAGGAAGAGATGGGTAAGCACCACGCTGAGCACATCAACCAAATGCTACTACAGGATGTAGACACACCTGCAGGTAACGACCTTGAATCACTTGACAGAGTAACTGCAGCAAGCACAATGGACAGTACAGGTACTGGATATGCAGCAACCGTAAGCGGTGGCTCTTCTACTTCACACACAGCGCATGTAAGTGCTGCTGCTGACTTGGACATCTACAGCATTGACCGAAGTGCAAACACATGGTCTAACGCTGAAATTGATGTTGCATCAGATGCAGGTCTAACCGAAAGAACTCTATCACTCGACCATCTTGACGGAATGTTCCAAAAGATTTGGGTTCGTGGTGGTAATCCAAAGGTTATGCTAACAGGATATGACACTCTAATGAGAATCCAGCAACTATTGCAGGCTCAACAGAGATTCATGGAAGAGAAGCGTGTTGTACCAACATACAATGGCGTTAAGGGTGTACCGGGTGTTGAGGCAGGATTTATTGTCGCAACCTACAACGGTGTACCAATCATCCCATCTAAGGATGTAGCAGCAGACGGTATTAGCAGAATCTACATGCTTGATACTGATTATCTATACTACAGTACTGCGAAACCTACTCAATACTTTGAGTCCGGTATCGAGACTGGCGATCCATTCGCAATTAACAGACTAGGACAGGAAGGACTTTACCGCACAATGGGTGAAGTTTGGACTACTTTCTTTGGAGGTCAGGGTTCAATCCGAGACTTGTCTTGAGGTTGATTGTGACAAATAATACAGGAGATGAAAAAATATGGCAACAGTAACATCGCATACAAACCTAACAGTAACGACAACATACCTAGACATACCAATTGCAGGTAACACTCCGGGTGCACTAGCAAGTGCACCTGATGCAGACGGTACAATGGGTGACAACACCGCTTGGTTAAGTGGAGCAGGAGATGCATACAGTGCAGGTACTGCGGGTTATCCGGGTACTTTGACTCCATTCACTGCAACCAACACAGCAGGAACAAATGTACCAGTATCAGGTCTAAGAATGATTTCAGTTATGGTAACAGGTAACACAGGAACAACTCAGAAGTTTGCAGTTAATGCTTATGACTCAGGCCTAAGTCGCATTTATGCACTTATCAACTTGACAAACAACACTGACACTGACGAGTCTTTGGCAGCAGCAGCAACTGTAGTAGCACACGAAACTGGTGAACTGACATTCACTGTTGGTGGAGCAACCGATACTACCTTGATTACACTAATCGCAGGTTAAGGTGATTCAACTTGCCTACAGTAACTTTCATTGGCCCTTTGGCTTACAGGCGTAGGCTAGATATGGCGGGTCAGTGGGTAAGGAGTGAGCCAGTCGAGGTTAGCCAAGAATGGCTAAACCAACATAGACGAAGGCTTTCACCTAAGCATTTTAGAATTGAAGGCGATGCTGGAATAACAGTAGATGCTGGAAATGACGGAATACCTGACGCAGGCTGGACTAAAAAAGACATCAGCGCATGGCTCAAGGCTAAGGGTGCAGAGTTCGGTGGTTACGCTACAAAAGCGAAACTACTCGGACTTGTGGAGGAAACACTAAATCCTCCGGCACCTGAGCCTGAGCCTGCAGTTGTCGAAGAGCCAGTGGCAGAAGAGGCAGTTGAAGAAACAATTACAGGAGATGAAGAATAATGGCAGTAACAATAGATCCAAGACCGAGTTATTTCGGTGACAGAATGATAGTGACAGGTACCTTTGAAGCAGCAGACAACTCGATTGATTTGAGTGGGCTACTTGCAAGTATTGACTTTGCAGGTGTCAACCTAAGTGGTATCTTGCAAGAATCAGTAATCACAGACACGGGTGGCGGCAGTAACATACAAAATGTACTTTTCCATCCTCAAACGAGGATTGACGGAACAACTATCCGTGTCGCAATGGCTTTGGCTGACGGTACACTTGCAGATACAGCAGCAACACAAGGTGGAACTTTCCTAGCAATTGGTCGCCGCAATTGAGGTGACTAAGCATGGGAAGTGCTAACTTAGCAGCCCTAAAGTCTAAGGTGGTAGGTCCACTATCACCGGCTGACTTTTCAGGTGCTACCGCAATACAAACTGCAATTGATGCAGGCTTTGACGCAGTAACCGATGCTAATACCGCAGATACCATCGTTGGTATCGAAATGCTCAATGTCTTAGGAAATGCTTATTTGGTAATCATTTACAAGGCCTGAGTGGGATTGGCATGGAGTCACACAACACTCTTGGGTTTGACGACATCGAGCGCCTTCAGAAACGAGGAATACGGTTGGCCGAGTCCTACGGGGCTGGCACCGTATTCAATGAAGATAAGCCGCTTCAAGGTATAACCAAGAAGCAGCGTAATCGTAATAAGAAGGCCGGTGATGTCCTTAACATCGGGTCCGGCACCCGTTGCAAACACTGCGGTATGCTCTACTTCATGTGGGTAGACAAGTGCAGAACTTGCAATCGCCAAATGGAATACAACTTAGGACAGAAGGAGGAATGATTTCATGGGTGATGTTTTAGTCAAATCGAGAGCACAGGATGAAGCAGACAAGTTAGCATCCTCTCAAGATACTGAACAAAGGACCGGCGAAGGGCGCAAATCAGCAGAGCGCCTAAGAGGAACCCCTAGTAAAGTCAAAGTTAAGCAGCCTGAAAGATTGGATGTTTCTGATAAACAAGGTATAGTTGGTGGTAAAGAAGCCGCCGAGGATTTAGGCATTGAGTTGCCTGATGATTTCTTTGATGAAAAGGAAGAAGATGATGATGTTGCCCGTGATGAGTACGGAGAGGAGATTTCTCAAGAGTATGGCACGAGCAAGAGAGAGGGGCACCTTTTCCCAGTACAAGGAAAAGACCCAGCATTCGGTGAAGAAACAGGTTTACCTGCACTCGATACCTCTATGTTTGAGGCGGAGAAGCCTGAGCCGAGTAAGTTCGCACAAGGTAAAGACCTGCGCACTAAGGAAGGCCAGTTGAACCAAATCATAGAAAGGGTGAAGTCTAACCCCGGATATCTTGAGCAAATTGCCGAATTGAATGATGTTGATTTCGATTTGGCTATGACTAGACTTGGTAAGATAGAAGGCTTATCTGATGATGAATTGATTGCGGCCTTTGTACAAGGCATAAAGGACGATGATTTGCCGAAGTTATCTACAGGCTCAATGGTCGGAGTAGAGGCCGGTAAAGATAGAAGGCGTAGGCGGGCTGAATTGGCTAGTGGAGATCCTGACCGAAGTAAGTTCTCACCTGAGCAAAGACAAGGTATACCTGAAGATTTAACCGAAGAACAAAGTGCCGCATTGGTGGCTAGGTATGCCAAAAAGGATAACAAAGGCGAAAAATTACAAAAAGTAGTAGACAAATTGACTAATCAATTAGAAGGCTTTTCTATAATGCCTGATACCGGAATTGCTCAACAAGCAATGGAGCACAGAAAAGATTCACAAAAGAGGCTTCGTCAAATAGACAAACCCCGTTTTCCTAAAGAATTAGATAATTTGCAAAGTTATATGCAAAGTCTACCTCCTCCTCCTCAAGAATTAGTCGACGAGTTGACAACTGTTGAACCTTATACTGAACTCAAGGGTATATTTGAAGAGGGTAGGAAAAAACTCGTAGAGGCCGGTTACTCACCTGTAGGTAAGCACATGGGTTCCGGCGACATAGGTCCACTAAGAGATGACGAGAAAAAAATCTTTGAAGAAAGATTCAAGCAGGCTAGGGCTGAACATGCTAAGACTCAATCTGAAAGAGATAAGTCGGACATGGTAGCCATTCAGTCTAAAATCCCTGAAATGGCTGAAGAGGACAAATCCTCTCCGGGTGCAGCATTTGGTCGCAAACAAAGAAAAACATTCAGAGGAGGTGCTGGTGGTGCAGGAGAAGTAACTCGTGAAGCACATGCTCCTAGATCTTTGTTTAGTTACATTTTTGACGAATTGATGAATAATCGTGAGTCGGACTTATTCGCTTATGCTGATGAAACCGGACTTAAATTGTATAACATTCCTGAAGTTGTAGAAGCATTTGCTCGCATAGGTGTAAGGCCACCTAAGCATAGGGAGTTATCTTTCAAAGACCGAAGTCAAATGGAAAAGGACTTCGCTACTATTGATGAAATGAATGAGGATAACCCTGAGCAGGCAGAAAAGGCAAAGCAACTTTATTTGCGCCGGTCAGGTATTGTCGAAAATGAAGAAGGTCAATTAGGCACCATGGAAGGTGGAGATGAGTTCCCTACATTAGAGGGCTTACGCCGAGGAGGAATGTTCCAACAAGGTGCTGCTTTTGGTAGAGGAGTTACTAGAGGCAAAAAGACAAGAAGTATGGACCAACCAACTATGAGAGTGGGTGTTAGAAATACAGAAGGTGCTAAAACCAAATACACTAAAGAGGCGCAGAAAGCAGTTATTGCCGCTGTTGCAAATCACTTTACACAGAATCCTAAGTTGTTAGAAAGAGTTGGAGAAGGAAGCGATAGGTCTTATTTGCAAAGACTTGGTGCTAAGTTAGTACCAAACATTGAAACTTTGGACCAAAAAGAAATCTCCGACCTAAGAATGCAGTTGGAAGAAGCAAAGGGTAGATTAGCCGACCATCAGTCAAAAGAAAGAAGGAGAGAAGCGTTGTTTGGAGAAGCAGATGTCGCAGGTCGCATACAAGCAGATAGGCTTCGTGAGCAACAACAAGCAGAAGATTTGATTGAAAGAAAGGCAAGATCGTTAGCAAAGTACTACTCAAATACTCAATTACAAAGCAAGTTCTTGGACCAGCAACAGGACTTGAGGCAAAGAAAATCTGAACTAAATAATAGAGTTAGAGGTCTTGAAAGAGATGTCGAGATGGGTTCAAATCAGTTTGGTCGTGGTGCTTTGACAGCACCTCAGTTAGAGGCTAAAAGAAGAGAACTAGAAGATGCTCGTACACAACTCAACAGGTTAGAGCAGGTCGAGAGCCAACTTGCTGATGAAGATTTCAGAAACATGGAAGAAGAAAGGCTACTAGATAAAATGCGCAATGTGCTAAGAATGCACTTAGGTATGGCTTACGACCAACAAGCCGCTGCACAAAAAGAAATAGAAGCGGGCACTCCAATATCTCAAAGAACCACTGCTCAAGTCGAACAACCAACTGCTTCTGCTCAGAAGATAGGCAACATCCAAAGGCCAGTTGAAGGGCTTCATGGTGGTATCACAATGGTTGATGACTTGGAAGGTATGCAGCGCCAATTAGATGCTGCAAAAGAATTAGGTGATGATGAAAAGGCTGCTGAAATATTTAGCCAAATGCAAAACCTAAGACGCTTACCTAAGCATGGTGCTGATGCAGATGCCACAGAAGATTACATTCATGTTTCACAAAGTCCTGCAGGTACAGATGTTATAGAAACCAAGCAGAGAAAGAAAGGAACTCCGACTAAAACTAAATTGCAAGGTCTAAGAATGGACAGAAGAATTGGCCTTGGTGACATGCTCAATAGAGTTGCAAATCAACTGATTGACGATCATGAAGCAAAGGTCAAGATTAATCAAAGAAGTTTACTTGATGAAGGTGCAAGCGATGAAAAGAGTATGAGTGAGGTAGAGTACCGTAAACAGGCTCAGAAAATGATAAGTTCTATCTTAGATAGAGATAGCATGATAGGCGAAGAAATGGATGCCGCTGACGCAGAGTTTAGGGAAAAGCAAGGCATTTCACAACAATCGCAAGAGCATATGCTCAGACCTAAGCCTGTGGCAGTTGCTCAGGAAGGCATGGGCATGTCATCTGCAAGCACTTCCGCCCCTGAAGGTCAAAGAAGAGAAGATAAACAACTTGCAGAGAGAACCGTATTCCAAGATACTGAGCCTTCTTGGTTGAAGCGTGTAAAGGAACAGCAACTTCAACAAGACATTGCTCAGGCTGATTTAGCACAACCACCGGCACCTGAGATGCCTCCTCAACCTGAAATGCCTCCAGCACCTGAGATGCCTCCTCAACCTGAGATGCCAGCAGCACCTGAGATGCCTCCTCAACCTGAGATGCCGCCTGAGCCTCCTCAAATGCCACCATCAGCATTCTCAGAGCAACCTGAGCCACCATCTCCATTGCCACCTGCAGCAGCAGAAGGAAGAGGGGCAGCAGTATTACCTACTGAAGGTGGGCTGAACTTTGGAGGAGGAGGAGCATTACCTTCACCCGGTACCAAAGCAACTGCAACTCCAACAGCGGCAATTGATGAAAGTCTTATGACTGAACAAGAAAAGGCAATAGTTGGAAGTCCTGACTTTGCACAAATGCCACTTGAACAGCGCCAAGACTTTTTGCGCCAACTTCAACAAAAAATAGAAACAAGAAAATCCGAGGCAATGCGTCCATTTGACGCTACAGTTGGCGATGATTTGCTAAAGAGTATCAAAGACCGATTTTGGCGGCAGGGTTATTGAAGAGTTATAGCGTGGCTTTGGTGAGGGGAATGAAAGATGCCGATTATATTTTCACCCGGTGAGGCTGAAACACGACCCCTCGATCCTGAAGCAATCGTATATACTACTGCTCAAAAGGTTGCAGATTTACTTGGCATTGGCCCTCAAGAAGCAGTACTGATGTCTGCTAACGCAGAAGCAAACGCAGTGTTTGTTACTGGTGGCGATTACAGAAACATTGGCTTTTCAGTTGATGATACTATACTGATTTACAGTGACGCTGACCCTATGGGCTTGGAGCGTGTAATCACAGCAATAACTACATCTGCTAGCGGTGTCAAATTAGCATTCTCGTCAGCCATTAATCCGGGCCTTTACGAAACTGGTGACAATGGCTATGTTCAGAACCAAGCATCATTCACCAACGGCAAGACTCGTGGAATGACAAAAGCAACCGTTGAGGAGTTCATCAAGCGCACTCAAGATCGTATAGACAATGACACTCACAATGCTTGGCGACCTACAATGGTTCACGCCGAGTATATCAATTTCGATACTTACAAGCCTTACCGCCGCCGGTACTATACAGACTATGTTGGTACATCCCCTCTCCTGTTCAGAAATGTACAGCAGGTTTTGAGGCTTGAAGTGTGGCAGGGTGACGATTACAGAGATTTGTGTGGCTCTGAGGCTAGACTTGAGATAGTAGATGAGGCTGGTTTGAAAAATGATTCTATTTGTATAGGTATGGCAAACGGTAGTGTTGCTACCCTCGCTGAACACAATGGTGACAACTCAACAAGCAAATGGAGAGCAGACTTTGACAAAGTAAGCGCTGCTCAGAATCTTGCAGATTTAATCAACAAGGAGGACAGAGTAAACAAAGCGGCTGTAGAGTTTAGTCCAGCCTTCACATTAGAAGGTTCAACTAGTAACATAGCAGTTCACAATGAGATACTTGCTACAGCAAACTCTGACTATGGTAATGGTAAAGTCAAGATTACAAGTCTGCGCCAAACTAAGGGTGGAGAAACAGTTAGCGTTGCTTCTACAGACTTGACAAACTTGACGATATCTCAAGTGACTGAAGCAAGTACAACTTCTGTCAATGTTTCTAGTACCACTGTAAATGTAGCATCGACTAGTGGGTTTGCTAATGGTGGTGTATTGATGGTAGGCTCAGGAGAATCTGTAGCCATCCTAAGATACACTGGTAAAACTGATACTTCGTTTACTGGTTGTGTCAATGTGATAGGCACTCCGTTGACTACGCTAAACACTGGTGGCACTACTGTTTTCCAAAGACTACTCCAATCCGACATCGGAGCATTCTCTGACTTAGGAGGCGACCAAGGTCGTTTGAAAGACTGGTGGATTGACTACGAAATGGGCATCATTTACTTTAACAACTCTTATCCGTACTTTGAATGGAACGCCATCAAAGTCGCTTATATCTATGGAGAGCGCTATGTGGAAAAGGCAATCGAAGAAGCGGCTACCAAGATGGTTGCATCTGACTTACTCATGTCCGATGACCGCTCAGTGCTAATACCTGAAGGCTCTCAGAATGTAGACCTTGGTGCGAAGATTCAGATATTCCGTAACCAAGCCAAGGCTATCTTAGGTAGATATAAGGAAGTAGTGGTGTTTGAATGACGGCAGAATATACTGAGCCATTGGATTCTATCATCACCGTTCTTGGTGATTGGAATAGAGCCAACACTGAGAATATCAAACCAGTCATTATTGACATAGCAGACCACAGCCCTGAGCGTGGTAAGCGTTTGGATTTACAGCGTAGCGACTTTGTGCTATGTTACGAAACTGCTCATAGTGAAGAGCAGCCTGATTTGTTTTACAACTTTGTTACAACAAGAGTCAATGTTACAGTTGACATAAGGACCGCAGTTAGCAGAACTCGGTTGAGGAAAATGGAAGATGAGTTTCGCCGCTTGATTCATACTAAGCGCAAGGGTGATGGTGTGAACTATGATAGATTAATCATAAAGACCCGTACCGATCTTAGTGACAGAACCAAGCGTTTGTTTAGGCACACCTTCCAAGTAGAGGTAGTCATACTGGCTGAATTGATACCATGAGGTGATTAGATGGGAGGGTTCGCAGCACACTACAAGGGAGATGTTTCGGAGGTCACGATGGGCCACGAAACAGGACTCTACATTGAACACAATGAACCCTTAACTTGGTCGGCTACTGATGGCAATGATTACACAGAAATCACATTCGCTACACAAGCAGGTGCAGCAGGCTCAATTGGTTCCAACACAGCGGCAGGTGTATTGAGTGTACCGATTGGTATGTTGATTGGTACAAAGATGACATTCCATGGCGACACTGGTAATTTTTCTGCTCATTATTACGAGGCAGTTAGCGGTAAGATATTCAGCATTATCGACCATACCTACGAGTCAAGTGTGACTAAAATTAAGATAGTTCCAAAAATGAATCTTGGAGGGACTGTTACCAGTGCAGCATCTGATGTGATTTTCGTACACTCGTTAGGTATGCCTACCGTTGGAGTAACTACTGCTATCAATGCTAGTGCTGCTGCATCTGCTGAAGTTAGTTTAATCGACCAGTTTATCGGTCTTGCATCGTTTATGAATCTGCCCGATATGACTGTAGATATTCACAAGTATCATGTTGTTGGCTTGGGTAGACAAGTCGCAGTGCAGCAAACAGGCAAGGTGCATCACATGGATGGTGCGCTTGAAATGCCACTTCATAGTCCACGCTGGTTATACTACAGCCTTGGTAGAGAAGTAGTTGATGCTTACAACTGCGGCGCTAATCCATCAGGTCACACTACAAAGGGTAGTCTTACATTTACTGTAGCACCGGGTCAGACATTTATCGATTTAGATTCGTTAGCATTCGGCTCTGCTACAGCGGCAGTTGGCGACTATATTCTAATCCATGATACTACTAGAACACCAACTGTCACCTACAAGACTCCTGATATAGCAACAACTGATTACTGGCCCCCTGCTAGTAGTAGCAGTTTAGGATCGGATGCCCACCACTTTGAGTGGACTGAAACAAGCGAGTGTAGAAGAATAGCAGCGATTGAGCCGCTGGCTAGTGGGCACAGGATATTCGTAGACGACCCTTGGCAGTTTGAACACAGCGGCGATGGTACTAGTGCTGCTGATGATGTGCTACTAAGAAAGTATGATACAACGGGGCCAAGTATCGCTACGACTAAAGACATAACAAATCCAGTCAGGCGTTTATTGTTTTCAAGTGACACCATTCCATCATTTTGCATGGAGCACAGTATTAGGAACAGAGATGTTGGTTCATACAGCACAGAGCAAACATCTAACGCTCCGGGCGGCGCTAATGACAGCAAGCAACTGACTCGTATCTTTAGGGGCTGTAAAGTAGTAGAATGGGAATTGTCATCCACTGTAGATGCTGAATTAAAATATCGATGTGTATTCGATGCTCTTTCTACTTACACTGATACTGGTAGGCTGGAATCTTCTAACAAAGGTGATAGATATATTGCTCACAGAATGTTCCAAAACACGGCAACTGATGCAGCATCGAGAAAGGCATCAGGCATTGCAAGTGGTACAGAGAAACCGTTTATGTTCTACAACGGTAGCGTAGAAGCATTTGGTTCTAGCCTCGGCATGGTTAGTGCCTTTGAACTGAGAGGTAAAACGGGAGTAGAACTGTTCCATACTATACAGAGCAATCCTGTTGCTGAAACTGTAGATGCAAACAATTTGTCTACCAAGCAAGTGCCATACGGCGGTACTAGAAACGCTTCTATTATTCGTGAAGGTCGTGAAGAGTTTGAGATGGAAATAGATGTAATTCTAACTGATGCTACGCTTCTACATCGATTGCGCAGCCACCTTGAAACAGGTGGCTCTGCAGGAGAAACTGGCAACTTAATCCATCTCAACTTCACAAAGCCAATCGTCAGTGGTGGCGGCAGTAATGCACAGTCACTTAGAATCCTCATAGACGATTATGTTATTACTGAAGTTCCTATTCCCGTACCTGATGGGATGGGACTATTGCATTCCAAAATCAGGCTGGAGCCGAGAAATGTTAAGGTAGTCAGCCAAGATACACTATACCATTGTTGAGTTGATAATATGCCGATGAAGTTTTGGAAACCTCTTCATCCTCGTATTGAACTTGATATTGTAGAAGATGAAGAAGAAGAAGGTGGAGAATACCTCTTCGACCCTGAAGCAGGGAGGGCCAGTGACGATCCATTCGCTCACCTTGCTTCAAAGGATGCCCCCGATTCGGCTGCATCCGAGGACACAGTGAGTAAGTATGTCGCAGGAGAAGAAGAATAAAATTGAAATAAATGGCAAAGAAATAGAAGTTAAAATAAAACAATTGACTTTCTTTGATGTCCAAGCCGTAGCACCGTTATTATCTGACGGCAGTTTAGATTTTTCATCCTATTGGCGACATGCATTTACTCATTGGTTAGCATACGATTCGCAATTTGATATGGAACACATATCTCCTTCTGAAGGCGCAGCATTAGCAGCGCTGCTTCCTGAACCTAACGAGGTGATGGAGTGGTTACTTTTTCGGGAGTCGAAGTCGGCAAAATCAAACATTTCATCAACGGGCGACCCGTTAGTGACCGACTTCGCTACCAACGAGAAGGGATGGAATACCTTTTGATGACACACTATAACATGGGGCTGAATGAAGTGAGAGAATTAAACATTGAAGATGCCAAGCAACTTTTGTATTGGGCACAGGCATCTAATGATGATTCTGAGGCTTCTGCAAACGCAGTTTACTTGGGGTATGACATGGTGCCCCCACTGGAGGGGATATGATGGTAGACGGCAATATTGACCCTAGAACTGTAGAAGCAATGGAGAACTTCAAGGATTACACTGAAGAGGCACAGAAAAACATGAAGGCTCTGCAGGAGCAGATGGATAAGTTTACTAATTCCATGGCTATGACTAAAGCGCACAGCAATGACCTTAGAGAATCGCTTAGACAAACTAGTAGAACTGACGGCTTCAGTCAATTGACAAGCCCTTCCACTGAAAGAACGCAGATGGGCGGAGGCGCTACCCAAGAATCTCCGGGTGACATTACTGTTAATCTCCGTATAGATGTTAGTGGCGTGACAGATAGAAGTGACAAGAAGGCGTTGGCTAAGGAAATTAGTGCCATGGTTCAGAAAGAGTTACGCTCTAAAATTGGTGGACCGCTTAACCAAAGTGGATTTAGCAGGAGTGGTTGAAAGTGGCTGATGGGGAGAGAGTACCTGTACGATTAGTACAAGAAAATGGTAATACTATCTCCCTAGATGCGACTAGCATAGACATGGTTGTAGAAAGACAACAGTCTGCCTTTGGTATACCTTTGGCTGACGCAAAGAAAATGGCAATCGATCTAAACCAAGCAGTTGTTGGGTTTGAGATACAGGGTGTGTTCACTGACGATGAAGGTCAAGAAGCATCATCGCAGGCAAAAGCCGTGGTTGATTTGAACCATACTCAGACTTTGTTCGACATAGATGCAGCAAAGGCTTATGCTGAAGCCAATGCTGGTGGTAAGCAAGTTAAAAAAAGCGCTGGTAATAAATCTTCTATCGGTACTACACCTAAACCTACATCAATTCATTTACCAAGATTTCCTCGTAAAGTAGACTGGGAACCATGGCATGGTAGACACATGTCATTTCCAGTTGCATATTGGGTTGAGCAAAACCAAACTGCTACTGGAGGATTACCTATCACATCAGGACTTAATGTTAGATTTAGTGCAAGTGATTTGTCTGCTAGCAATATGGTAGGTGGTGTACTAACTCATGGGGCTACAGTAAATACTTGGGTGGATTCTGCATCTAGTGTAGTCGCAAACAAATCCGGCTCACCGATATACAGAGAGCATGGTGCTGGAGGTCAACCGTATGTGTTTTTTGACGGCTCCTCTAAGTTTGATGTAGCCTATAATGCCGCACTGCATCCTGCAGAAAAAACGATATTTATTGTAGCAAACAGCACAGATGCCGCTGCCGATACAGAGCAGTATATCATTAATACTAGAGAAGGTTCTAACAAAGGCTGGACAATTCGTTACAGATTTGGTAGCAACAACAAAATCAGACTTGCGCTTTACAACTCAGGTTCAGATGAAGTATCAGATTCAACCACCACTCTTGGAGCAGGAGTACCGCAATTGCATGCACATACTGCAGACCAACAAGGTGATGGAACATACCACACTAAATTGTATAACAGGGGTGTTTTAGAAGATACAGACACTGGTGATGATTACGACATAGTTGATGATGATGCTACACAAATAGGTTCGGGAAGCAGTGGTGATTTCTTAACAGGTAACATCTATGAAATCATAATCTATAATCGAATACTTACAGATGACGAGAGAGAGCAAGTAGAGGGTTATTTGTCAAGTAAGTATGGAATACCAATAATTGGTTCAGGTAACGGCCCGCACCCTTATCAATTCTTTAGTTTCAAAGAAGATGCTGATTCAGTTAAGGTAGTTTTTGACACTAAAAGACTGGCTTCTAAAAATGAACCCTATGGCTTTGTAAATAAAACAAGACGAATGACAGGAATTACAGTTAGTAGTGCTACAGGCTATAGTTCTACTAGCGTCACATTTACAATCAATACTACTGGAGGAGATCCGAGGGAGTGGATTGAATTAAGTTCCACTTCGGATTTCCACATAAAAATCAAAGACCCATCGGGTGGGTTTAGAGGAACGCAGGCTACTGGAGAACTATTAATCAAAGTTACAGCAGTTGCATCATCATCTATTACTTGCGAAATAGTTAGTGGATTAGGTTCAACACTGACTTCGCAAGATGAAATATACTTAGCGCCCTGTAAAGATTTAGGCTCCGAATATGAATCTTCACTTTACGGCGGGCCTGTTTTGTTTCTCCCTGTCCAAAATGCGTTTGCAGAAGTTACTGTTTTAGGTCAAACTTTGAATTATGTTGATTACCCAGCATATGCAAATGGCAGTGCTAGAGCAGAAGGTAAAACGCAAATACCCACTCATGCTAATATTCATGGTGAAGGAAAAAGAGCAGACGAATACATCACCTATCAATTGTCAAATCTATTGACATCTACATTAGAAATAAGCAATAGGGCTGTAAATGCTGCTGGTAACAAAACAATAGATAAGGTATTTACAACTGCTATTAAAAAGAGCGGAGATGGATTTGAAACACGGCTAGAGATAACTCAGGTCCACGCTACATCACTTGGTACAGTCAATAACAAAATCCGTCATAATTTTGGAGTCGGTACTTTACCTACGGTGCAAGGTTTCACAGGAGGCAAGGCTGGAAAACAAGTCAAGTCTGCTGGTGATAAAGTCCAAGATATCTTGGGTATACTTGGTAATAGCAATAACTTTGACACCGCTGCTAATAACAATTCTATCGGAAGGTTCGTATCGCAAATAGGAGAGTTTGTTACCGATCCGTTTTACGGTGAGAGAGATAACAGCGATTACATTTATGCTATACAGATACCTTATGATACAAGTGTAACGAAAGGTAATAGCAATTTGGATGCACAAATTGCACAAAGAAACCACTGGGTTATGACTGATGATGCACCAACATTTGAAAAGATGGCAGTGAGTAATGATACCCACGCATCTAAAGATTATGCACCTGAACATGATGACAGTAGGCGAAATGGCATACATGGTATAATCACTGACTTCCATGTGCACCGAGATGCAGAAATGAAAGCCTATGAGTTTGCTTTGAAGTTTGTAGCGGCTAATGTAATAATTTGAGGAGATACTATGGCTTTACCAATCAGACTAATTGTTGGACCTGACAATGTAATGGAGATACCATTAGAGGCACAGTCACTAGATGTTACTGTAAATCGCAATGCATCTGCCTTTCCTACTCCTAATAACATAGTTGGTAGAGTTGCAATTGACACGAACATACCTGAGATCGACATCGAAATAGGTGGTATATTTCAAGACGAAGTAGGTACATCATTTGACATAGAAAAAACCAAGCCTAGTTTTGAAGGAGGAGACATTGTATTCAATTTTGCATCAATCGTGCCTACTTCTAACCTTTCACCTATACCCCGTGCTTTGGATGATTTTGTAAAAGTAAACTTCAAAGATGACATAAGGCGAACTGATGAAATAACTGATATGATTGACATATTTGATACACCCCCTGTCCACACGCAATTTAATGAAACAAGAGAAATAAGTGACACAATAAGGGATGCACAGACTGGAACTACAATCAATCATCCATCATCGGGTACTTACACTGCAGGCTCAACTAGCATAGCAGTCTCAGGAGGCACCTCTCAGATTTTCATAGGCCAAAGAATACATCTATCTAACGGTACATTTGTCGGAGTAGTAACTAATGATGATGGAAGCACATTGACGCTTAGTGGAGGCACTAAAGTAAATCTAGCACATGGTACTACTTTGTACAATTATGAAACTCAACTTTGGACAGGACAAGGGCAAGTAGTAGGTAGTCTAATAGATTATGAGGGGGATTTAGTAGAAATCAAGGAGATAAAGTTAGATAGCCTCAGTGTACCCGTTTACAAAGATGTAGATTATTACTTGACAATTGCTTCTGCTCCGCCAGTAGAAACATTACTAAATAACAAAAAAATGTCGATATTTCCTAATTATTGGAGAATAGATGGAATGACTTCTACACGAAACCTACCGCTAGGTGTTCACTTAGTGTTTTCTACCGACAGGGCGCATTCTGATTTTCAAAATCAATCATCCGGCGGTGCTTATCCCACCGTCATTCAAAGTGGTCGACACAATGAAGAAACAGATACTGACGGTAATAGAATTGCAGGAACCGGCCAAGATGTTTACATCAAAGTCCCAATAGGCGGCATAACAAGTCATGCCGTGAATGGCAACCCAGCATCTACTTTAGCATTGATTGTAAAGAAGGCGTTAGAATTGACAGACGACATTATGATAGATGGAAGCATTACTTCTACTGGAGGGCAAACATTAGGTTCTGCATTTACAGTTACAGTGGGTGGACCTATGCTGAAGGTAAAGCAAAAGGACAGGCCCATAAGTAACAATTTTGTTTCAGTTTTGGAACCGTGCTTGCAGTTCGATGCTTCTGAAAACTTTGATGTGGCTGACGCAGGTACTTACGAGTTGGCTCAAGTCGAGTTCTTTACAGGTGGTTATGTTGTAAACTCTGCTAGCGTTAGTTCTAAATCGGCTGGCGACAAAGTTCAAGATTTAATAGGAATAGTGTCGAATGCAAAAAAGAATAGAGATTTGATTAGAGGTATACAGATACCTTATGACAGTTTGATACAAAGTGATGCAGTCACACCAACTGCAAGGAACTTCTTTTTGACCTTTGGGCAACAAGACAATGACGCTAAGGGTTCGTCTAATAACAGCCTAAGTGCATCTCACACAATGATACCCGGTTTGCTTCCGGGCGATTTAGGTGGCGACCCTCTTCCAGATCGTGGAGATAGTTTCTTTGACAATATAACTGAGTTTGGTGATGCCGTAATGGCACTTGCCGGATTTGTTGGTAATTTTATTGGTGATACATTCGTAACATTGTTATCTGACCCGCTTGGTAATGATGGTGGAATAAGGATTATTCCTGAAAAACTACATGTACGCTATGATGCTGGCAACAAATATTACGCCTTTACTTTGAAGTTGAAGGCATCCGACTTTGTAATAGGGGTGTGAAAATGACTATACTAATTGACCCCGGCCACGCTTTGCTCTTTAATGGCATAACTGATGGTGTACTGGTTCCTCCAAATCTTAACATTGTACATGGTAAGAACGATGAAAACCTCAAAACCTTGCCTAATGTATTACGCTCGTTTACTTTAGAAACTTGGATAGTGCCCGATTGTGGTGGCATTGTCTATGAATATGAAAATGTCATGCGATTGAGTGTGGGTACACCATCAAGCCCTGCTCCGGCTACATTTGAAATCAACTTAGAAAATGTCGCTGCTGGTACTACTAGCGTATATTCATTGAATAGTGCAAAGCCTGTACACAGCCCTAATGGGGAGTTGGCTTATTGGGATGGAGTTTTATTCCCCTCTCCAAGTTTAGCAGTTCACAATTCATACAATTATCTCGACTCTGCCGTAAACGATTCTACAGCACTAAATGATGGACATAGAGAATTGTTGAATGTAACTGTTACATTCACTGGAAGAAGGTTGACTATGCATATCAACGGCGATCTAGTCGTATCAAAAGCATTTGATGAGATTCAGCAAGTTGTATTGAATCCATCCAACATGTTCCTTGGTGGTAAAGGTGGAGAGTATAGAGGAACCATTGAAGCAATTCACCTTTCAAGAGGAGTTAAGCCATCCGGTAAAGTTGCTTATGCTCCTGTAAAAAGTGATGATACAATAGCACTTTGGAGGTTTGAAGAGCCTATTGAGCCTATCACTACGCAGGTTGTAACTCCGTCTATATCAGCATCGACTAGTGCAAGTGCTACAATTAATATCGGCACTACCGCTGCTAAAGCCTTAGCAAAAGAGTTAGCAGGAGATGGAGTAACTGAAAGTATTGACTTCACTACGACAGCACCTTGGAACTCTCAAGGCTCGTACACTGTAAAGAAATACGCCGCAACATCCACTAGTGACATTACTATTCCAAAGGTACCTTACAACATCATAGTGAACCCTCTTGGTTACAGTTCAACAACTGGCAAGCCCACTGCTAAGGCACCTGAGCGTTTGCGCTTAATGGCAATAGACGGTGGCGCAGGCACAGTAACTGTAGAATCAATTCACCTTGACTTTGGTGCTACATCAAACGGTAGAAGAGGACCACTACAAGCACACGATGCTGGTATCTTTGTTGTCGTAACTGGAGACTGCATAGTAGATGGAGGAAATGGTAATGACTTCCAACCACAGGGTAGCGGTACGCAGTTTTCTCACAGACAAGGGCAGGTTTGTATCGATGAAAGTGATTTTGAAAATCACGGCATTATGTTCTCTATGAGTATGGCGATTGACTCTGATAGTTACAATAAGTTTTCAGCATCTTCTGCTAATCCCGGTGATGGTTTTTACATAGGTCATTCGGGTAGACATACGCTAAATCATGTGAAGAGTCATCCATTTATGGGTACTTTGCCACCTGTCTCTGATTTAGTTGTAGACAAGAAATTAGATGCTTCTGCCGATGTTATATCTGCAACCTTTGAATCGCAGTATTCTGATATTAAAGATACTGTTCCCGTCAACTCTAAGATTTCTGCTTATGATTCGCACACTGCTAATAAAATTACCAACCTTTCTTTCAAAAGCAAAGTTAGACAAGTTGTAGAAAACGGCATGAGTGACATATCAGATACACAAAGAGGCATTCTTGCTTTAGGTGGCACAACATTTGATTCTAGTCTGTTTAATCTTAAATCAATTGGTGGCACTAATGCATTGAGTGATTCTGCAGAAGCCGCTAGACATTTAGTTCCATCCGATGAAGCAAGGGTTGCTATACTTGATTTGCCTTCTTTGTCTACTTATGACTATGCACCATTCATACAAATACATTACAATGCAGTTTGTCACAGTGCGACCAACTTCCCTGTTGCTGCTGCATCTAGGATAGACTCTTCATTCACTAGTACATCTACTATTATCAAGTTAGAAAGTATCAAATCGTTTGGCAAAGATGGAGCCGTACTACCTGCTACTGATTTTTCTATTGGAAGTACACCTGCGACAACTGACACATCGATTACTGCTACACTGAATCATAGCACTAAGAAGGTGACATTTAGTGCCGCTACTGATTCAGCATTCCAATCTGCTGATACTACTGGCGCTATTGTAAAACTAAGTATGAACGGGCCATCAATAATGGTAACAAAGACTGTACCTGATGTAAGTACAATTGTAACCGGCTCGACATCGATTCTCGATCTTATTCATACTGCTTTAGATGCGGGTGATTTAGACATTTACTCACCCGGAGGTAGAATAGAAATTGACATGCCTGAGAACTTTGGTTTTACTGAAGGCGATTTAGAAGGTGATACAGAAGAGGGCACCGTTGCAGAATCTAAGTTAGATTTCACTTTGTGCCCTGAAAATTATCTGCCCCTTGCATCAACCGATACTCCTGCCAAAGCGCCCCAAAGTATAGCCTTAGCCGACTCAAACTTATCAACTAAGTCATCACAATTTAGCAAGGTAATCATTACACCTACTTACACATCTACTAACTTAGAAGAAGTTGAAGATATGACAAGGCAGTTACCAATCAACCGTAGAATTAGGACTGGCATACTAATTAACAACAGCGGTGGTTACGCAGCCAGCACAACAGCAGCGATGACTGTTGATGGAGTGGACGCACGAACTGTATTTGCTGACGGAGATGTGGTGTACAAAGTTGACGGAACAGTAGTTGGTACAATTAACCACGCAGTTACTGCAACTACCATTAGAATATCAGGTGGTAGTGGTACAGCGGTTGCTTTACAAGACAATGAAGAGTTATTTATTAGTCCAGTAGAAATAGGAAAGGGTACAACAAATCAGTCTACATCGGTGCATGAAGTGTTTGATATAATTGAGCACCAAGTGTTAGGTAAAAAGGTGATTCTTACCGTACAACCAAGTGACCGTAGGCGCTTTTCACAATTAGCCAAGTTAAGGTCTAATGCATCCACTGCGAATGCAATATCAATAGAGTATTTAATTTCAAGAGGCAGAGTTTTGTCTTTTGCAGATGATACCGAGGGGCATTCTAACCTGCTAGCCTATGGGCTTGTATCTGATATTGCGAGCGCAAGCGTCAGTGCAAAGGGTGACGGAGCGCCCGATTCTCACATAGTCAAGGAAATTATGCCCGGTGCACCTGTAGTGACAGTCACATTAGGTGGCCCCGGTCAAGGTGCAATCAACACTAAAGAGACATGGGATCCGAGTCCAACTGCTAGACTGGCTTGGAGTACAAGGCGTGATTGTGTAACAAGTGGTACTGCTGTCGATACGAGTGCTAGGACTATTACAGTGACGCCTCTCAACAACCGTGCAACTGATTTACAATCTTGGGGTACATATTGTTTCCCTAAAGTCGGCAGAGTCTATCTTGAAATGCCAAGGACCGACATAACTGAAGCAAATCGTTTTGCTTCTGCAGAGTACGCTTCTAAGACTGGCACTACATTTTCATTTGCTTCGGGAAGCCACAGAGGAACTGGTAAGTTTATTCTTGCAGATGGTAGTGAAGCAGACACATTTACTGAGTGGGTTAATGGAGTAGCGAGTATAAACATAGTCGGTGGCAATTTGCATGTCGATGACAAGTTCCTTGAAGAATCACTATGTAATGACGGTACAACAATCAATGATAGGCTTTTCCAAACTCTCGATACCGTTCAGCATGATTACCAATTAGGTACACAGTACGCTAGCACTCGTGCATTAGTTGAGATTCCTTTATTCCCCGACCAGTTCTTTGAAAACAAAGTGGACGGTATATTCCCCGGTCCTGACAACAGTATGAAGTTGCACATAGATGCAACGCACACTGCTAGCAATTGGGCACCTAACCCTGTTGGTAGAAGGCACGACTCAATTGCACCGCAAGACCCTGAAATATTTGGTGCATTTTCCTATACTGTTTCTTCTGACAGTCACAGATCGGGTACTAAGATTACAAAGCCATTTACGGGTACTACAATATCTGTAGAGGATGCGAGTATATTTCCAATTTCTTCTGCCGCACCAGTTACAGTGGCAGGCATTGATGGTAGCGCTCGTTATCGAAGGGCGTTTTTGCCAAGCGGAGAATGGGTTTTGTACACTGGTACTCCTGACACGACTAACAATACAATCACAGCAGCAACAGCAGCAACTGCTGGTGGTAACTGGGCAATGAGCAAGAACTTTGTCAAAGAGTTTGCAGTCGGCGTACAACTTACTCCGGGTCCGGGTTACCAAGACATGACTTACAGCCCAATCGCAGATAACCCACTACTGCGAAGTGCTGGTTACGAAGGTAGGCGCTCATTCTATTATGACCGCTCCAATGTAATGACTCAAGGTGGCAATGTCGATTACGGTATGAAGCAATATGTTAGCGCTGTAGAGTTTAGAGCAGGCCCTCGTGTTAATCCTCATCTTGATAGAATACAAAGTGGAAGGGCGAAAGGTATAGTTGAATCTCTAAATACAGGACTTAATTTATTATATCTGAAAGATGCAAGCCTCTTCCCTGAAAATAGAGAAGGTGTAAATGGCTTTGCCGGATATAGATATAGGCTCGCCTATAGAAACGCTAGTGGTACTTTGAATTACGCACACTATCAAGCGAGAGCAGGCACTGTATTCACTCTAAATCAAAGAGATTCCGGCTTTACGCCTTCTGAAGGCGATGAAGTTACACTTGTAGATATGAATGCTAGTCCTAGCACAATTTATCCTGAACAAAAAGAGGGAGTTTTACTAAACAAATCTTGGGCATATCCTTATGCTCCGGGTGGATTGCGTGACGGCGACACTGTTTGGATGAACATGCACTACACTAATCCTCATTCGATTGAAGGGCTGTTTTGTAAAAGCAGAGGTACACTGAACGAAGGTAAAGTTTGGACTGGTTA